GCTCGCCCCGTAAAGAGACTGTGGATTACAGCAACGGTTACCCAAGCTATGTTTCGCACGGCTACAGGTACGTCATTAAACTCTGCGAAGCCTGTGCTCAAAGCTAGACTTTTCGTTGGGCATCGCATATTGTCTTAGATCGATAAATGGAGAAATTATTATGAGTGTTCATGCTGTTATTAAAAATGCGTTGCCGTTGGTGCTTGACGACAGCAATTCAATCGCGATTATTTGGTGTATTGATGATGTAAGACAAGTTATAGAGGATTACGAACTTGCTATAGAACTGACAGATGATGAATGTATGGAAGTGTTAGGTTTTGTAGATTCAAAACATGATGCTAACTTTGGCATTAGTTGGGAAAATATTTATCAGGGAATAGAATATTGTTTTGCTGATAAGGTAAGGGAGATGTCTAATGACTGAGTATGACGCATTCGCTATCTATCGCGAGCAAGAAGAGAAGAACAAAGTCTCAGCAGTTGAACTTAACAATGGTTTAATTACCTACTACTTTAAAGACGGAACAAGAGAAGTATGGAAGAAGTCCTGGTTAGGGAGATTAAAAAAGATTCAGAATAGGACAGATGCCTAAAAGAACTTTCACAACGGAAGTTCGTAAGGATTGGCAAGACATGATAGCTCAAACTTTAAAGGCGATAGATCGTCATGCTAAGTATAGATATACAGATGAGTTTCATGCTAGAAGTTATTACATATTGAAACAATACTTAGTAGATTTAAAGAGTTGGATTCATGCAGAGGAGGAGAAGCTAGAAAAATGAGTCAGTTTGCAAGAGCTATAGACAGAGGGTGTAACTATCACTACTTATCAGCAGATAGTAAAGAGGAGATTGAAGCTTACTGTGAAAGAAAAGATATAGCGATACAACATTGGGCAACTAATGTTACACCTATCATGGCCTCATTCCATTTTAAATGGGTAGGTAAGAGAAGAAACCCTTTTGTAATTGCTAAACCAATATATGAATACAATAAAGAAGGGGAATATGTAGGTAAGAAGGAGTTTAAAGATAAGTGGTAGAACAATTCTTAACTCAAGTAGATATGCTGATAGCTGATGTAACAGTTGTCGTAGTCTTTCTTTTACTTTGGTTACGATTTAAGAACTTAGCTATCCTGGTAACTGCTTTGATCTATGCTTTCTTTATGCTATTGTGGCATTATTATTACTGATATGAAACATAAAGTATTAGATTTATTTAGTGGTATCGGAGGGTTTAGTCTCGGACTACAGAACACAGGAGGCTTTGAGACTGTTGCCTTCTGTGAGATTGAACCCTTCTGCCACAAAGTTTTAAAGAAGCATTGGCAAGATGTACCAATTTACAACGACATAAAGGAGTTGACTTATGAAAAAATGCAAGCAGATGGAATTGAACCTACTGTCATCACAGGAGGATTTCCATGCCAAGACATATCAAATGCAGGACAAGGAAAAGGAATCATCGGAGAACGATCATCTCTTTGGTCGGAGTATGCGAGGCTCATCAAAGATGTACAGCCAACGTGGGCGATTATTGAAAATGTATCTGCCCTTCGATCTAAAGGACTTACTTTGGTCTTACAAAATCTCAGCGAGATCGGGTACAATGCAGAATGGCATTGCATACCCTGTACCGCAGTTGGTGGGTTACACCGAAGAGATCGTATCTGGATCATCGCCTACCCTAACATGGCCGACTCCAAATGCAAGGGATTGGAAAGACTCAATAAACAAAGTGCCTCCAAGTGTGGGCAAAACGAGAGGGCATTCTCTTGGTCAAATGGTAGCAGAAAGGGGAATGTGGCCTACTCCATGTGCGAGGGATTGGAGAGGGGCAGGTTCAGTACAGACAATGGCAGACAAGTTAAAGAAGGGCAAAAGGGCACATATGGATCAACTTCCAAATCTAGTGGCATTAAAGGAGAGCCTAAACATATTATCACAAGAGAACAGATCGAAAGATTTGCACAATATGCCCAAGCCAAATGGACAACTGAACCCAACGTGGGTCGAGTGGCTTATGGGATACCCCAAAGGGTGGACAGACTTAAAGGATTAGGTAACGCAGTTGTACCACAAATACCACAATTTTTAGGAGATTGTATTTTAAATTTTGAAAAGGAGAATATATGAAAAATAGAATAATTGAAATTATTATAACATTGGTAATTGCAGTTGTTGCTTCTGTCTTAGTTACTAAATCACTTACTAACTTACAGATAGACACAGAACTGCAAGAAGCTTATGGAGGTTTGGTCAAGAGGATAGATTCCCTAGACCAATCAAATGATAATGCTTACCAGGAACTTAACAAACTTTATAAATCCCTTGATGCTATGACTTATGATGAAAGCATTGACGAATTATCTAGTAGAATAAAGGATTTAGAGAGATTTGTTTTAGGTTTAGAGGACTTTGTTATCTCCCTTGAAGATAAAGTAGCTCTACTTACAAGACCATTAGAAACTACTGAACCTCCCCTTGCAGTTGAAGAAGTTACTCCAACAGTTGTTGAAGAAACTACTCCAACAGTTGTTGAAGAAGTAATTAAAGAACCTACTAAGACCATAAAGGACTCGTGGCAAGAGCCTACCTTTTTAAGTTGTTTTGATGATAGACTTTCTAAACCATCTACTAAATCTTTAGTTCGATCTTTAGAAAAAGTTAATTCAATAGGAACTTTTGAGTTTGATGTTACTTATAATGTGGCCTTTGATGGTAATGTTAATAATGTCAGAGTGGAAGAAGGAATACCTGCCGATATAAGAAGGATAGCTAATAGATATGTTAGTAGATTTGAATACAACTCAGCAGATGTTGGAGTAAACGATTGTGTTTACAGAATGAGACTAACAGTTAATAACTAAATCCTGGTAAAAACTTTTAATTTAATAATTACTTTAGTATAATCCGCATCGTGATAGAAGAAATACAGAAAGGAGATGTAGTGAGGTTTAATCCAACTCAGTATGTTTTTGAAAAAAGATTAACGAACAGAGGGTGGGGAACTCTTTGCGGTCATTATCATTATAGAGTGGTTACTCTTGGTCGCAAATGGGCAACCCTCCGACTTGTCTCACGAAATACTAGGAAGCTCATGCCGATTAAAGTTTGGGAAGATATATCAAAGCGAGGAGACTTCGCTAAAATCGTAGATGGTCAAGCTGTTTATATAAATAGGAGTTAATATGTTTAATAAATCCTTAATAATAAATGACAATCAACTTAGGAAGCTGACTACGGAAGCTTACAAAGAATGTTATGAATTAAAGATACCTTATTCAGTTGATAGAGATGATGCTGATTCTATGTTTACATTATCTTTTCCAAGTGAGAATGCGTATGAGGATTTTATGACTTTTATATATAAACCTTTTTTACGATCAGAAGATACAGAATGATTACACCTCACGATACCCTCCAAAAATTATTCTGTGCTAATTCTATTAGCTCTAGTTCAAGGGAGTCTAGAATCTTCATAAAACTCCCACAGTTTTTGTTTAATAAATATAGGAGAAAACAATATGTTGCTAAGTGGTAAAGCAATGTGGGCTTCAATAACCTCACCAGGAATAACGAAGTTCCCACCACCTAAGTATTCTTTAGATTTAGTTCTTGATGATGAGACTGCCAACAAGTTAAAAACTGAAGGCTTTAATGTCAGAGATGATAAAGAGTACTCGCCTTTTATTACTATTAAAAGGGAAGTAAATAGGAAAGATGGTAGTGCTAATGCAGTACCTAAATTAGTTGATGCTGATAAGAATCCTTTAGATTGTAAGGTAGGTAATGGTTCAGATGTAACTGTTCAATGTAGGCCTTATGATTGGACTTTTGGAGATAGGTCAGGTAGAAACTTAGACTTACAAGCTGTTCAAGTAAACAACTTAATTGAGTACGAAGGTACTTCGATTGACGGAGAAGAACTTGGACTTGATGATAACGAAGAAACTGAATTGGAGTTTTAAATGACAGAAGAAACTGTAGAACAGAAACCATTTATTACTATAAACGATGTGCAAATATCTGTTGATGACTTACCAGAAGAAGCAAGAGGAATCTTTGGAAGATTGCAACGATTGAATCAGAAGAAAGCTAATATTGTTTTAGACTTGGAAGAAATCCAAGCAGGTATTAGCTTCTTTTCTACTCGAATCGTGGATATTGTTAATGAAGGCAATGAACCTGCCCTTATAAAAGGGGAAGAAGAATCTATTACTGAGTCTGATAAAGATTCAGAATAGATGTGTGTGCCGAGAAGGTAAAACTTCTCTTGTCGAAACGAGGGGGTAGTATATTCTACCCTCTCACTAAGGAGGCTTTATGTCAAACGGAGTAGCTAAAACTCATCAGTCTTGTCCTGTCTGTAAACATAAGAAGTGCTTAACAGTTTTCACTAATGGTACTGCTTGGTGTCATAGTCATAATGTTGACGGAGACACACCTTTTAAATATAACCAGGAAATAATAGAAACTAAAGCTGAAATAAACTTATCTAAATCTGATGCTTCTAAGTATGTTTTCGGAGCATTAACTGATAGGGATATATCTGAAGATACTGCTCGTAAGTATGGAGTTAAAGTTGTCTATAACCATGAAGGCAAAATAGCTGAACACATGTACCCTTATTACTCTGAGAATACTTTAACAGCTTCAAAGATTAGGACAGTAGCTACTAAAGATTTCAGATGGACAGGAACTCAATCTGAAGTAGGTCTATTTGGAGAGAATCTCTTTAAATCAGGAGGTAAGTTTCTTACCATTGTTGAAGGCGAATGTGATGCTATGGCTTCTTATCAACTAATGGGATCGAAATGGCCTGTAGTTTCAGTTAAAGGTGGAGCAGGAAATTCAGTTAAAGATGTTAAGAATAGTTTAGAGTTTGTAGAAGGTTTTGATTTTGTAGTTATTTGTTTTGATAAGGACAAGGCAGGTCGAGAAGCTTCTAAGAAAGTAGCACGAATACTGAAACCAGGAAAGGCTAAGATAATGACTTTACCTAATGGCTTTAAAGACCCTAACGATATGCTTAAAGCTAACGAACATCAACAATTTATGCAGTCCTTTTGGGATTCAAAAGTATATACTCCTAGTGGAGTTATAAACATATCTGAATTAAGAGATAAGTTTCATAACAGAGAGCATAAAGAAAGTGTGCCTTATCCTTGGCAAGATTTGAATGAGAAGCTCTATGGTTTACGACAAGGCGAACTTGTAACACTTACAGGAGGCACAGGTCTAGGTAAGTCTTCAGTTACTCGTGAACTTGAACATCATTTAATAATGAATACAACTGATAATGTAGGTGTGATAGCTCTTGAAGAAGATTGGCGAAGAACTGTTGACGGCATACTTTCAATCGAAGCTAATGCTAGATTGTATATAGACCAAGAAAGAGAGAAGTTTTCCAAAGACGAACTCGATCAGTTGTTTAATGTTTTATATGATGGAGAAAACAAAGGTAGAGTTTGGGTACATGCTCACTTCGGTACTAATAGTATTGAAGAAATATTTTCCAAGCTTCGCTTTATGATTATAGGGTGTGGTTGTAAATGGGTAGTGATAGATCACTTACATATGCTTGTGTCGGCAGTTCACGAAGGCGATGAAAGGAGAGCCATAGATGATATTATGACTAGACTTAGAAGTATAGTTGAAGAAACAGGAGCAGGACTAATCCTGGTATCTCATTTAAGGAGAGTATCCTCTGATAAAGGACACGAACAAGGAATAGAAGTGTCGCTTAGTCATTTAAGAGGAAGTCAATCTATCGCACAATTAAGTGATTGTGTTATTGCTTTGGAGAGAAACCAACAAGCCGATGACAAAGAAGAATCTAACACTACTCGTTTACGTGTTCTTAAATCTAGGTATACAGGAGATGTAGGTCTTTCCTCTTCTCTAAAATATGACCATGAAACAGGAAGGCTACATGAATTACCTAGAGATGCCTTTGAATTTGACGATTACGATAATGAACTTAGTATTTGACATAGAGACAGACGATCTAAAAGCTACAAAGATACATTGTCTAGTGGCTCAAGATGTAGAGACTAAGGAGATTTTTAAATTTCCTCCTGATAAATTAGAAGAAGGATATGCTTTTTTAGAATCTGCTGAGAAACTTATAGGGCATAACATTGTAGGTTTTGATATACCAATGGTAGAGAAGTTTAGTAATGTTTCATTGTCTCATAAAACAATAGTAGATACCCT